TTCATAACCAGCACGTCTAAGGAGGACCACACCGTGTCTAACAGGCTTGCAGAGGTTGTAAGTACACCAATAGATTATAATGGGCCAGTAAAGATTAACGACATACTTCTAGTTCACCACAACGTGTTCAAGTTATACTATGACATGAAGGGTAGAGAGAAGAGCGGAGCCAGTTTCTTTAAGGACGACCTATTCTTTATAGACGACGAGCAGTACTTCATGTACAACCAGAACGGTGAGTGGAACACGCACTCTAAGTACTGCTTTGTTAAACCACTGAAGCAGATGGAATCTGTTATAAACAAGAACAGCAAGGAGGAGCCACTTATGGGTACCATTGTCTACATAAATCAAGAGTTGCTAGACCTTGGTCTAAGCATTGGAGATGAGATCTCGTTTGAGCCAGACAGTGAGTACCCATTCTATATAAACGACGAGAAGTTGTACAGGATGACCACCAAAAACATTACAATCAAATGGACCACAACATAATAAAACAGAAGATCATTGCCGCTGGATACAAGGCAGTTAATGAGCTAATAAAGGTTGCAGAGGACGAGATTATAACTGGTATGGATACAGACCTGTCTGCTGACAAGCTAAAGAATGCGGCAGCTACAAAACGCTTGGCTATCGAAGATGCCTTCCAGATACTTAATAGGATAGAGCAAGAGAACGACAAACTGACTGAGGAGGTCAAGGTGTCAGAACCTAAAATACAGGGATTTGCAGAAAAAAGATCTAAATAACTTATACACAAGGCTTAGCGACTTCCTACCTGCTAACACCGTACACATGAAGAACAAGGCAAAGTCTTGGGCTTATGGTTATGACGAGAAGCACGACCTGGTTGTAATATCTAAAGATGGAACCATTGGTGACATATACGAGATAAACGGTCTCAATATAGCTCTACCATCCGTCCCAAAAGACGTGTATAAAAGGGACGAGAAGAAGGAGAACCAGTACTGGGAGCCAGCAGACTATCCAAGGGAGCTATCAAATATTAAGTCTATATTCCAGTGGCACACGATGTCAAAGGAGTTCAAGTCCAAGTGGGTTGACTACATAGAGGGTGAGTTTGATCGTAGAGAGAATGGATTCTTCTTCAAGAACAACGGAATCGATACGTATATAACTGGTTCTCAGTACATGTACCTGCAGTGGACAAAGATTGACGTTGGTCTTCCAGACTTCAGGGAGGCTAACAGGATATTCTTCATATTCTGGGAGGCATGCAAGGCTGACGACAGGTGCTTCGGTATGACGTACCTAAAGATCAGACGTTCTGGGTTCTCATTCATGGGGTCAAGCGAGCTAGCCAACATAGGAACCCTTGCAAAGGATGCAAGACTTGGGATACTTTCCAAGACTGGTAACGATGCCAAGACAATGTTTACTGACAAGGTTGTTCCTATAGTGAACAACTACCCATTCTTCTTCAAGCCTATACAGGATGGTATGGACAAGCCGAAGACAGAGCTGGCGTTCAGGGTTCCTGCGTCCAAGATCACCAAGAAGAACATGTACGAGGACGGAGACGTTGAGATACAGGGTCTTGACACCACGATTGACTGGAAGAACACAGGAGACAACTCTTATGATGGTCAGAAGCTACAGCTGCTAATACACGACGAGAGCGGTAAGTGGCTAGCACCAGATAACATCCTAAACAACTGGAGGGTTACAAAGACATGTCTACGATTGGGTAGCAGGATCATTGGTAAGTGCCTCATGGGATCAACACCTAACGCGCTTGCAAAGGGAGGGTCAAACTTTAAGAAGCTGTACGAGGACTCAAACATAAAGACAAGGAACAACAACGGACAGACTAAGTCTGGCATGTACTCTCTGTATATACCGATGGAGTGGAACTTTGAGGGTTACATTGACCTGTATGGTATGCCAGTGTTCAGAGAGCCAGCAAAGCCAGTACAGAGTATAGACAAGTCAATGATAAGGACTGGTGCTGTTGACTACTGGGAGAACGAGGTTGAGTCGCTCAAGGGTGACGCTGATGCTCTTAACGAGTTCTACAGGCAGTTCTCTAGGACAGAGTCTCACGCGTTCAGGGACGAGAGCAAGTCATCCATATTCAACCTTACAAAGATATACCAGCAGATAGACTACAACGACTCCCTTATAAAGGACAGGGTTCTGACACGTGGATCGTTCAGCTGGCACAACGGAGAGAAGGACACAAGGGTTGTGTGGACACCAGATACAAGGGGTAGGTTCCTGGTTTCTTGGATACCAAGTAATCAGTTACAGAACAATGTAATAAATAAGAACGGTGTAAGGCATCCAGGTAACGACCACATCGGTGCGTTTGGTTGTGACCCCTACGATATATCTGGTACAGTTGGTGGTGGTGGATCTAACGGATCACTTCACGGACTGACCAAGTTCAATATGGACGACGCACCTAGCAACCACTTCTTCCTTGAGTACATAGCAAGGCCACAGACGGCAGAGATATTCTTTGAGGAGGTGCTCATGGCGTGCGTGTTCTATGGTATGCCGATACTTGTTGAGAATAATAAGCCAAGACTACTTTACCACCTAAAGAACAGGGGGTACAGGGGATTCTCTATGAACAGGCCAGACAAGCATATAAGTAACCTATCTAAGACAGAGAAGGAGCTAGGAGGAATACCTAACTCATCTGAGGATGTTAAGCAGTCTCACGCAGCTGCAATTGAGTCATACATAGAGAAGTACGTAGGACTGGACATGGAGGGTACGTACAGGGACTCTGACGAGATGGGTAGCATGTACTTTACTAGAACAATAGAGGAGTGGGCTAAGTTTGATATAAATAATAGGACAAAGTTTGATGCTGCAATTAGCTCTGGATTAGCTATAATGGCTAACCAAAAGAATGTGTATCTTACGGCAAAAAAAGAATCGAAATTAAGCATTACCTTTGCGAAATATAATAACAATGGCAGATATAGTGAAATTATAAGATGAAGGAAGTAACTATTAAAATAAATCCTATAGGCTTTCCTGATCAGTTTGCATCAGATAGAGAAAAGGAAACATACGAGTATGGACTTCAGATAGGTCAATCTATTCAGTACGAGTGGTTTAGAAAGGATAACAGTAACTCAAGATTCTACAATCAGTGGGGTGACTTTCATAGGCTAAGGCTATACGCCAGGGGCGAGCAGTCTGTAGCTAAGTATAAGAACGAGATGGCTGTGGACGGAGATCTAAGCCACCTGAACTTGGACTGGACTCCAGTACCAATCATACCTAAGTTTGTTGACGTTGTTGTCAACGGAATGAATGACCGACTATTTAAAGTTAAGGCATACGCACAGGACTCCATATCATTACAGAAAAAGTCTAAGTATCAGGACATGATACAGGCGGACATGCTTTCAAAAGATATTTTAACTGACATTAAGAATAACCTAGGTGTTGACGCGTTCGACACAAACCCTGACGAACTTCCAGAGAACGACGAGGAACTAGCTCTATACATGGAGCTTAAGTACAAGCCAGCCATAGAGATCGCAGAGGAGGAGGCTATTAACACTATACTAGATCAGAACAACTACAACGAGACACGGAAGAGGGTAGACTATGACATAGCAACGCTAGGAATTGGTGTTGTTAAGCACATGTTCCTTCCAGGAGATGGAGTTAGAGTTGAGTATGTAGATCCAGCAAATATAGTTCACAGCTACACAGAGGATCCAAACTTTAAGGACTGCTTCTACTGGGGAGAGATTAAGACCGTCCCTATAACAGAGCTTGTAAAGATAGACACCACGCTTACTAATGAACAACTTGAAGAGATTTCTAAGTATAGCCAGGCTTGGTATAATTATTACAGTTCATCCCAGTTTTATAGCAACAGCTTGTTTAACAATGACACTGCTACGTTGTTATATTTTAACTATAAGACGACAAAGAGAATAGTATACAAGAAGAAGAACCTTGAGAACGGGAACTTCAAGATAATAGATAAGGAGGACACGTTCAACCCACCTCAGGAGATGATGGACGAGGGTAACTTCGAGAAGGTTGAGAAGACTATCGACGTGTGGTACGATGGTGTGATGGTAATGGGTACTAACATTATGTTGAAGTGGGAGTTGTCTCGCAACATGGTCAGACCTAAGTCAGCGTCACAGCACGCTATGCCTAACTACATTGCAGTTGCACCAAGGATGTACAAGGGTGCTATAGAGTCTCTTGTTAAGAGAATGATTCCATTCGCTGACCTTATACAGGTTGTACACCTTAAATTACAACAGGTTATATCTAAGGTTGTACCTGATGGGGTGTTCATTGATGCCGATGGTATAAACGAGGTAGACTTAGGAAACGGTGGAGCATACTCACCAGAGGACGCACTTAGACTGTACTTCCAGACTGGTAGTGTTATCGGTAGGAGCTACACAGGAGATGGTGAGTTCAATAACGCAAGGGTTCCGATCCAGGAGCTAAACTCAAACAGCGGACAGGCCAAGATATCTAGCCTTGTTGGTAGCTATAACCACTATCTAGGAATGATTAGAGACGTTACAGGGCTTAACGAGGCTCGTGATGGTTCTATGCCAGATCCTAACTCATTGGTTGGTGTACAGAAACTTGCTGCACTTAACTCAAACACAGCCACAAGACACATACTAGAGTCTAGCCTATATATTACTAAGACATTATCTGAAGCAATATCTTGTAGGGTTGCAGACATACTTGAATACTCAGACTTTAAGGAGGAGTTCATTCTTCAGATTGGTAAGTACAATGTGAGTATACTTGAGGACATCAAGGAGCTACATATATACGACTTTGGAATATTTATAGAGGTTACACCAGACGAGGAGGAGAAGGCTCAGCTAGAGGCAAACATTCAGATGGCACTATCTAGAGACTCGATATATCTTGAGGATGCGATAGATATCAGGGAGATTAGAAACCTTAAGCTGGCTAACCAGTACCTTAAACTTCAGAGAAAGAAAAAGGAGGATACAATACAGAAGAACCAGCAGGCTCAGCAGGAGATGCAAGGTAAGATTCAACAGCAGTCACAGCAGGCAGCCGCTCAGAGTGCGTTACAGGCAATACAGGCAGAGACACAGTCTAAGATGCAGATCAAGCAGGCTGAGGTTGGCTTTGATATTGAGAAATTGAAGCAGGAGGCACAGCTTAAGATGGAGCTAATGCGAATGGAGTTTGACCTACAGATGCAAATAAAGGGAGTAGAGACAGAGCAGATGAGTCAGAAGGACACGCTTAAGGAGAAGGCAAAGGATAAGAGAATAAGTATACAGAACACACAGCAGTCAAAGCTAATTGATCAGCGTAAGAATAACCTTCCGCCAGTAAACTTTGAGTCAAACGAGGACAGCTTGGATGGTTTTGATATGGCTGAATTTGAACCAAGAT